TATGGCATCGGCCACCCGCGCACTGGCCGAAACCTGGAAGTTTATGTCGGCGCGCAAAGCGTTTTTGGTCGACCCGCTGGCAACCAATATTTACGCCCTGTGGCTAGAAGAAAGCATTAGCAAAGGCCTGATTAAAAGCCTGCCGAAAAACTTTGACGTGATCGCCTTTAACACCGGGCTAAACAAAGAAGCCTTAATCAAGTGTAGCTGGCTGGGGGCACCCAAGCCTGAGACCGACCCCTTTAAAGCCGCCATGGCCAACCGGGTGAAATTGGAAGACGGTTGCTTGACCTATGCAAAAATCGCCGCCGATGCTGGGGAAGATTGGCGCGAACAAATGCTGCAACGTAAGCGCGAACAAGACTTTGCCGCCGGTATTGGATTAATCCTACCTGACCCCGACAACCGCTCGACCATAAAAGTGGTGGATAAAGACGATGACGAAGACGACACCGATGACAGCACTGACGAAGACGACACCAGCAGCACAGGCAATAACGATGACTGAGCAGGGTGACGGCGGCGACTTGCGCCTGGTGTATTACAACCAGCCGCTAATGGTCAGCGATGACGTTGCCCGTTATTTGCAGGCCAACAGCCATGTGGCGATGAAGCGCAATAGCGCTGATGCCGCTCAAGAAGTTGCGCTAATCGACTTTGACAGCGTGCTACAAAGCGAGCAACGCCGCCCCTATCGACTCGAAAACGGCGTGGCCATTATCACCATTAAAGGCTCGCTCGAACACGACAGCCATTACTACGGCAATTATTGGACGGGCTATAACGCACTGCGCACCCGTTACGACATGGCACTGAAAGACCCTGCCGTGAAAGGCATCGCCTTTTTGGTGAACAGTGGCGGTGGCATGGTGTCTGGCAACTTCGACCTGGTGGACCATATTTACAAACACCGGGGCGATAAGCCCACCCTGGCCATTGTCGACGAGCACGCCTACTCCGCCGCGTACTCGCTAGCCAGTGCGGCTGAGCGCATTGAGATAGCGCGCACCGGCGGGGCAGGCAGCATTGGCGTGCAAACCGTGCATTATGACTTTTCACGAGCACTCGATAGCGACGGTATTACCGCCACCATTTTTCGGGCAGGTAAGCACAAGGCCAAACCCAACATGCTTGAGGCATTGGACGCTGCCACCATTGATCGCATACAGGGAAGCATCGAACACACCAACGATATTTTTATAGCCACGGTAGCCAGAAACCGTGGCCTGAATTCTGACGACGTGCGCAATACGGAGGCGGCCACATTTGGCGCTGAAGAGGCAATCGAACTTGGTTTGGCGGATGCCGTACAAGCACCCCTCGAGGCGCTTGAGGCATTCAAACGCGAGCTGTCTAGCTCAACAATGATAGGAGCAACTGTTATGACAACAGAAACATTACCGGCGGCTAACGCGCAACCAGGCCAGGCCGCCACAACGCACACCCAGGCGCAACTCGACACCGCTGCGGCAGACGCCAAAGCAGCAGGCATTGAACAAGGTGCCAGCACCGAGCGTGAGCGCATTTTTGCCATTCTCGACTGCGAGCAAGCCACAGGCCGGGCCGCAAGTGCCGCCCATTTAGCCAAACAACCCGGCATGACGGCAGAAACAGCCGCTGAGATTTTGGGTGGTTTGCCTGAAACCGCAGCCAGCACAGAAAGTGCCGGTAGTGACGCTCTCGACCAGGCCATGGCTTTGACCGGGGGTGGTGCGGGTGTTGGGGCTGGCGAGGGTGAAGGCGCGGATGCTGGCGACGGCTTTGACGCCTTTGCCATGCTGGGTAAAAGCCAGCAAAACCAACAGCCCCGGCGTTACTGATAGCAAGGCGCTGACAAGCAGCGCCTTAAATAACGACTAATCACAAGCCCGCCTTTTGGTGGGTTTTTTTATGGCTGTGTTTTGGCCAAAGAATCAGGAGAACACCATGTCTAGTGATGACATTTTAGCGAAATCAGAAACAGGGGTTTATGCCCCAGAAGACTTTATTACTGGCGGCAAAGAGATTGTGACAGACACAGTAACGCTGGCCACCACAGGCGGCGTAGTAGCGGCGCGCAGTGTGCTCGGGCTAATCACCGCCAGCGGCAAAGCCATTTTATCAGCCACTGCCGCAGGCGATGGGTCAGACGTGGCAAAAATGATACTGGTACACGAAGTTGATACCACTGCCGGTGATGTTGTCGCACCCGTGTATATGGAGGGCTGCTTTAACCCAGACCTACTGGAGTACGGCACAGGTCATTCAGAGGCGACGGCGAAGCCACAGCTCAATGAGCGAAATATTTACCTGAACACACCCGGCTAATAACGCAGCCGCCAAAACCCTTTTTTAAATAAGCCTTAACCACAGGCGAAAACCTGCTTTCCACTGGATTGCAGGTTTTTTTTGGAGATTGAATTATGCCTATTAACTCAACAGACACATGGACGCTTGTTCGCAAAATTGAGCAGGTGAAAACCCCATTACCTTATTACACCCACCGCTATTTTGGCGAGATCATGGAATTTGACACCGAAGAGGTGCGCTTTGACGACGTAATTAAAGAGCGTCGCATGGCCCCCTTTGTGTCACCGCTGGTGGCCGGCAAGGCAATGGCGACCATGGGCCACACCATGCGCTCGTTTCGCCCCGCCTATGTCAAACCCAAGCATATTGTTGACCCCTCAAAAGCGATGAAGCGTCTACCCGGCGAGGCCTTTGGTGGTGCTTTGTCGCCAGCCCAACGCATGGAGCTGGTGAAGTCGGCGAACTGGGTTGAAGAAGACCGCATGATCGACAATCGCATTGAGTGGATGGTGGTCGAAATGCTGAAAAGCGGCGTTATTACAGTGAGCGGTGAAGACTACCCCACAAAGGTAGTTGATTTTGGCCGCGCTGCGGGCCTGACGCTGACCGTGGCGACAACCTGGGACAATGGCGCTTCCACACCTATGGAAGACATTGAAGACTTGATTACCGCAATGTCGGTGGCACCCTTTGGCGCGCCAGGCGGTGAAGTTTATATGGACCCCAATGCCTGGAAGTACTTGCGCAAGAATGCTGAATTTCAAGCATTGTGCGACAAGAACTTTGCCGGACAAAACACCACAATGGATCGTGCGCCAATAGCCTACGACCCCAACGAAGACCCCAAGGAAGTGGCGACAGCGGGTGGCGGTCGACTGAAGTTTTATGTTGATTCACGCCAATACCAGGATGACGCGGGGGCTATCGTGCCATTTTTGGCTAGCGGCAATGTGCTGGTGGTTTCATCGCAAATTAATGGCGTACAAGCCTTTGGCGCCATTCGTGATGTTGACGAACTAGGTGCAATGCGCGCCTATCCTAAAACATGGGTACAACCCGACCCCAGCGTTCGGTACACCATGACCCAATCGGCACCACTGCCTATTGCAGAACGCATTAACGCCTCGGCATTTTTGCAGGTGCTCTAAAGCGGGTTAGCTCGAAGTGATTGGCGGCGGCATGAGTGCGCCGCCAATCTTTCAATAGTTATTTTTTGTGCAAAGGTGAAACGATGAAAGCGTTAACTTCTATTTTATACAACAAAGTTACAGGCACTGGTAAAAACAAGAAAACAACTCGCGGCACTATTTTGGCGGGCGCCAAAATCCCCGAGGAGCTGTTTAGCCCCAGTGAAATTGTAGGCCTAATGAAGCGCGGAGCACTTAGTGAGGGCATAGAGCCTGAAGAAGATTCAGGCTACGACACCGTAACTTTAACGGGTGATGTAGAGCGTGACGAAGGCCATCCGTGGCATGGATTAAAAGCCGGTGAAAACCTCTCTGTTACTAACGCAGAAGCCGAGCTTTTGCGTGAAGAAGGATTGATCGACTAAACAATGGCCTTCGATATTCGCCGGGTGCGGGCCAGCACCAAAAAGGTCGTACACGGCCAATTTAGTGTGCCCGCCACGGTTCATTTTGACGCCGAGGACAGGCCCGCAACTGTGCGCCATTACCGTGCCGAGGAGTTAGTCGCGCAAGACGCCCTGAAGGATGGCTTTATTTATGGCCAGGGCATGGTGGTGTATGACCAATTGCGGTTTGACCTTGGCGAACTTGGCGGCTACAGCTTGAGCAAAGGGGTGGAGGTGAGTGTGGAGTTATTACTTGACGCCCCCGCCACGCGCTTTGAAATACAGGCTCTGCACCCGGCGGATGGCAATTGGCAAAGCTGTGATGTGACGCCGGTTGGTTTGTAGCTGATGCTAAGCAGCGGCCTAAAAACAATTCGCCTTGAAGGCTTTGGCGAGCAATTGCGGCAGCTCGGTGCCAGTGCTGACCGCATAGCCGCGCAAACGATTAATGCCGGTGCCGAGTATGCCCATGAAATAGGCCGCTCGGCGATGCTTGATGAGATTGCCTTTCCCACTGGTTATATAGACAGTGGTGGCCGCTTTTTTGTTAGCAAGCGAGCCACCACCAAAAACCTTGAAGCCCGCATTAGCGCCCGCGACAGAGCAACGTCGTTAGCGCGCTTTGTGGTGGGTAATCCACGGCCCTATAAGCGCGGGGGTGTGCGAGTGCGGGTTAAGCGCAAGGGCACTGCAACCCCAATGCGTGGCGCGTGGCTAACGGGTGTCAACAGTGGCAATCGTGGCCTGGCGGTGCGCGTGGCGCGGGGTGGCACCCTGCCTGGTAGGCGCAGGGGTGTGGCTGGGCTGCCGAAACTGCGCAGCGACAAAAGCGGCACCTCCTACTTGCTATACGGCCCCTCGGTTAACCAGGCCTTTAAAGGCGCGGGTGATGACATTAAGCCAAAGGTAGGTGACTTTATGGCGAAAGATTTTAGCCGCCGTTTTCAGGCCGCTATCCGCAGCAGCGCAAGGGGCAACAAATGAGCGACAGCAAGCGTTTGCAGATTCAAAAAAAGCTCACCGAGTTATTAAAAACCATCACCCTTGCCAATGGCTACGACCACGACATGGCCAGCAGCGTGTTTCGTGGCCGGGTGCTGGTGGATGCTGAAGATATGAAGTTGGTGCCCGTTATTAGCGTGCTTGAGCAAGCTCCAGATGGCAGCCAGGACTACCCCGGCACAGGTAATTCAAGCGCGATGCCCTGGGCACTTTACATTAGCGGCTGGGTTAAACCCGACCCGCTACACCCAACGGATGCCTGTCATGCCTTGATGGGCGACGTAAAGCGCTGCCTTGCGGCGGTGCGTTATTTGCCACAACCCCACGAGCGGGCGCAATACCCTAATGCCATGCTCGGCGGGTTAATCACCAAACTGGTTATAGAGGGTGGTTTTTGTCGGCCCCCCGATGCGACAAGCCCTGGCGCCAGTTATTTTATTTTGCCTTTCACCCTGACCTACATCGAAGATACGGAGAACCCCTGATGACTGAACTTACCGATACGAAAGCCGATGCGACAGCAGATACAAAAACCGCAGCCAAAACCGATGGCAAGGCCAAACCCGCCCCGCGTATAGAGCATGTTTTGAAAGCGCCCATTATTCAACAGGGCGAAGAGGTGCCCAAGGGCGTCAAAGTGATGCTGACCGAAAGCCAGGCCACACGCTTCAAGGCAACTGGCACGATTTAACACCACGCTTTAAACACCCCTAAGCACGACCCGCAAACCCGCCCTTTGGCGGGTTTTTTTATGCCTGTAATTTGGAGAATCAATCATGGCGACAAACAACTATACCCGTGGCGCTGGTCGCCTGTACTTCGACCAGTTTATTAGCGGCACCACCACCAAGCAGGGTCGGCGCTATATTGGCCACACCCCGAGCTTTTCTAATGCAATTGAGTCGGAGACCCTGGAGCACATCAACAAAGATGCGGGTGTTGGCGAGACCGATAAAACCGCCACCTTGTCTACCAGCCGCTCAGGCGGTTTTGTGACCGACAACATTTCACCCGAAAACGTGGCGATGTTTTTGCTGGGCAGTGCGGCAACCTTTACCCAAAGCAATACGCCCGTGGTTGATGAGGCCATTACTGTTAAGCAGGACAGGTACTACCAGCTTGGCGATAGCGTGGGTGATGGTATGGGGGTGCGCAATGTGGCCTCGGTTGTGGTGCAAGACGATACCGACACCACCACTTATGTTGACGGCACTGACTATGTGCTCGATCCAGTGATGGGCACTTTGTACATTATGCCCACTGGCAGCATTGCCGATGACGATGTATTGCACGTTGATTACACCCCAGCGACAGAAACCCGCACCTTGCTTTTATCGGGTGCCGATTCAGTCAAGGGTGCATTGTTCTTTGAATCGACCAACCCCGATGGCGACAAGGTTGATTTCCTCTACCCCAGTGTTGAGCTCAGCCCCGATGGTGACTACGAGCTGAAGTCTGATGAGTGGCAGGAAATTGGTTTTTCAGTTGCTATCAACAAGCTCAACGATTCCACCGAGGCGATTATTGCCCAGGGCCGCGCTTAAGCCTTAAGCACTAATCCTTTTTATTATTAAGCTGGAGTCATTATGTCACTCGCCGATCTGGTGATTGAGACAGCCACGGTAAAGGTGGGTAACACCACTTTTACCGTGCGCGGTTTATGTTTTAACGATATTACCCAACTGCTGCGCCC